CGACGGCAAATTGCGCCGCGAAGGTCTCTCCACAACCAACGAACTTTCCGCCTCCCATAGTGAGAGCGACGGTTTGCCCATCATCAATGAGCAGGGCAATGCCATCAGCGCGCGACAACCGAAACGTCGTCGCGGCGTTATCCCCATTGACCGTATAGAACAGCCACTGCGCATCCTTCAGTTGACAGCCGTTCGCATCGGCGTCGCCCAGCTTGAACCCATATTTCGGACCAAGCGTCAGATACCGGTCTTCGTAATCCGTGAGGGTGATTGAGCGCGCCTTGATCACGACATCGACGTCAGGGCCGAAGTTCATGTTCGCGCGGGAAGAACCGAATTGCGTCGCGGGACTCGCGATCACTTGCGTGATGATCACGCCGCCGCCAGGCACGAGCATGCGGTCTGCGGGCATTGCCACGATGACCTGAGCGCCATCTGGCGGGATCGAATAGAGCGGCGCTCCGATGCGGCAAAGCACCTGAGTCCCTCGCGCGCGATCGGTCGTCTTCTCGCCATCCGTGGGCGGGTTGTGCCCCTTGAACAGCGTCACCTTGACGAGCGTCACGCCCGAATCAGTGTCGATGTCGAAATGGTCCTCACCGTCATCCCAGCCGACGGTGCCATCGTAGATCGCTCCCTGGTCCACGCGCGCCGAGTCGCGGAGCAGTACGCCGTCGGGGGGCTTGGGGAAGAATCGGCGAAAGAGATCCATCATTGAGTTATGCCAGGTGACAGGTTTGTCACGCCGTGGCGCTCCCGTCGATTTGGATTCGGTTGATGTACTCGAATTCTACCGAAAAGTTGCCGTCGTCGTCGGAGATTTCGAAGTCGAGAGTGGAGCTCTTCACCAGGAACTTGCTCTCTAACTGAGCAAACTCCTTCATGTTTTTGGTGATGAGCTGGGCAGCGTCGTTGCTGTAGCCGCGCCCGGTGAGGTAGCGAATTCGGGCGCCATCAGTGGGCAACGCGGCGAGCAATTGGCGCTCTTTCGGGTCGACCATGACTTTCACGCTGTCGCCCGCCTTGAGCCCCAGGAGGTCGAAGCTCGCACCGGACTCGGTGGTGATCTCCATTTCTTGGGTGGTGACGTGGCCTTCGAGCTCTTGGCGGCTCCGCTCCTCGTACACGCGGCGTGCGACGTCGAGCAGGGCTTCGACATTCGTGATGCCGGCGAATGCGAACAGGTCGCGCTCCTCGCGGGCGCGGATCTGCTCGGTGCTGAGCTTCTTTTTGCCGCTGTAACGCTTGTGCTTGATGGTCTGGTCGCCCACGGGCGGCCAAAACGCGTCGAGTGTGGTGCCCAAAAGCGGGTCGAACGATGTCACCCCGACGCCCTTGGCGACGAGTTCCGAGTGACGCATCTCGCCCCAACGCTCGATGTTCTTCCCCCACATGAGCAGTGGGCTATCCTTCTCGGTGTAGTAGTTCGTGGCCGTCGTGACCACGCACTCATCGCCGCGGATGTAAGAGATCAGCCCGAGCATGCCGACGCACTGCTGCCAAACCGCCCAAGCGTCAGTGTCGGGATGGGTTGGCACGCGAGCGAACTTCTTGAAGCGCTCCGAGACGGCTTTACCAAGCTCGGGGAAGGTAACCAGTCCTTCGAGCGTGATGCGATCGGCGAGCACCGAGGCCCCGGGCGTCTGCGAGCAAATGGTGCGCCACGCGTCGTCGAGCGTCTGCGAGTACTTCGGAATACCGCTCGATCCGAAGGGTTTCGCGCGCAGGAACAGGCTCGTGTAGTCGACGCAATCGAACGTTACCTCGGCCGGATTGTCTGATTCGCGCTCGGCGCCGACGTCCTTCGCGAGACCGATGAAGCGGCAATTTTCGCGCGATGGCTCCCAGTTTCCCTGGTCGTCTGCGTTGTCGATGAAGATTTGGACCACCGCGTTATCGAGCATACGCGGGTCGACGCCGACTTCCGTCCAATCAGCAACGAGCGTTGCTGAGTCGGCGTGGTTGTGGTCGTTCGACTCGATGCGCACGCTCTTCGGGCGCACGACGAGATTGATCGCCTCACTGGAGGCCACCTGATTGATGCGCTCCGCCCGCGTCCCAAGGATCGGAACGGTGAGTGTGGCCGCCATCCGTGGGCGGTAATAGCTCACACCGGCACCATGTAAGTCGTCCCAGGTACCGGGTTTGCGCCCGGCGCGACGCCGTTTGCATTGCGAATGTCGTCCGCACGGTCGCTCGATCCGTTGTAGGCGACCCGGGAAATCTGCTCCCAGGTCTCGCCCTCGGTCGCCGTGTGGAGGGCCAGAATGCTCCCGCGCTGCGCTACCGCTGCGGCTCGGTCGGCTTCGATGGCGAGGCGGATGGCCTCAAGCGAGGAGGCAGCCCAAGCCGATTGCTCGTCCCAAAACGCTTGCTGGTTGGCCGCGTTTTCGTTCTCGAGAGCGATGTTGACCTGGAGATCGTCATACGTTTTGCGAAGCGAGGTGACCGCGGTGCGGAATTGGTCGAGCCCCGCCCGAAACTGATTCATCAGCTGGAAGGGCGCGTTTGCGAAGCTGTCGATTTGCCCCGCCACGCGGTTCAACTCCGCCGAGACCGACGTGATCGAGGCAATCCCCGAGCTGATCGAATCGAAGAGCGACCCGCGCAAGCCAGGAACGTCGGTCAGGTCCGCCATGTCGGCGATGGCTCGGAGCATCAGAAACGTGATGTCCTGCGGACCGCGCGGCGTGATCACGAGCGTCCCTAGGTCGTCGTCGAGGAGGTTCTTGTCGACCTCGTACTCGATTTCGTAAGTCATCTCCCCGCCCGACTCGACGCCGAATTTCACGCGCTCGATGAAGCAGAGGCAGCTGATGAGATCATCCCACGTGACCGTGCACTGCTGGCCGTCGCGCACGAACGACTCGATTTCAAGCCGCTTCACGCGCGCGAAGTCCTTGCCCCCCTGCGAGTCGGAAAGCCTCCCGTCGATCTTCTGGGCATTCTCCATCGTGCCGAAAAGGTGGCGAGTGGGCGCGGTCGTTCCCGCGTAGCGGACCTTGCTGTTTCGCTGTTGGAGCTCCGTCTCGACGACGGGCTTTTTCCGCGGGCGACCGTGCGGCGCGCAATGATCGCTGAGCTCAAGCTTCTTGCGGTCCCCGCCGAGCTGCTCGAATACCCAAACGCTGGTGTTTGCGGGCATGGCTCAGTCCTCGTTCCGAGCGGAGAAGTTTTTGACGTAGGGGCTCACGCGCCGGTTGTGCGAGAGGTTGGCGATCTCTGCCACGACCTTGCGCGCGATGCGGCTCGGGCTCTGATTCGACGTGACGACGATTTCGACCTTTTGCACGGTCGTCCCGCCGTGTCCGCCCTTCATGGTGGGCTTGGGCTTGCTGGCCGCCGCGTTGGCCGCATCGTCGCGATCGCGGAGTTGCTTGATCATGCCGAGCGCATAGCTATGATCGACGTCATCTCCGATCCGCTTCGTCTCAATCTCGCCGAGGCTGCGCCCCGACAGACCGTCCAGAGCGTTCGCCGCCGCAATACTGCTCGAATACACGCGCAGTAAGCCGGCCTCGGTGGTGTTGCCGCTCTCTTCCATGCGTTGCGCCCACGACTCCACGACCTCGCTATAAGCGGTGTTCGTGTGCATGTGCTTGTTGATCGATTCGTTGTCATCGTAAAGCTGTTGACCGAACTTCATCGCGGCAGCGACGTTGCGGTCGTGGATATTCGCCTCCGTGGACAAATAGTCGGATCTGGCCGCGGTCATGAGACCGAGCGCCGACGCTGCGGCGCCCATTGCCGCGCCGAGCAGGCCGCCCAATTGCCCGCCAGCGAGCGCGCCGCCGCCGACCGCGCTTCCAGCTTCTGTTGCTTTCCCAAGCCCCGAGCCGCCATCGGCGCCCACGGCCGCGCCAGCGATGCCTGCGCCCGCCAGCTCAAGACCAAGCCCGACTCGGCCCGACTTTGAACCCAGCGAACTCACCAGCCCACCGCCTAGGCTTACGGCTAGGAACAACTCCCCGAGGTGAGTGAGCTTGTCGATCGTTCCGTTTGGGTCTGCGAGCGCCGCTTTCATCGCCTCCGCGATGGAATTCACGGCCGGTTCGGCCTTGTTCCAAAGTGAGGAAAGCCGACCTTCAGCGGTCTCCGCAAAGTTCTCGACGAGCGGTGCCCATTCCTCAACTTCCCGCTTGCCCCAGTTGAAAGCACCCTTCAGTTCGAGCCCGAGGTGATCGGCAAAGTGGGTCACCTCGCTCTGGTTCGCGGTAAACCACCCGTTGATGTCGCCGAGCGTCGTCTTGATCTCGTCGAACAGCGGCGAGGTGGCGAGCCTGCCGAAGTTCTTCACGTTGTCGATGAAGGTCGAGCTCACGCCCTCGTAGCTGTTCGAGAACGCATCGATCGCGCCCGAGTACTTGTCGAGCTCCTTCGACATCGTGGCCAGGCGCTTGTCTGGCGCCATCTGGTTCCACTGCTTGGCCTTGTCGCCCCCCAAGCCCATGAGGCGCATACCGAGCATGTTGTGGGCGCCGGCGCGGCCCTCCATGAGCATCGCGAACTCGCGCGCGGCGACGTCGGAGGGGATTTGCGCGACCTGCGAGGCGGCCATCACCTTCGCGGAGAGCTGGCGCGCTTGGTCTGCCGTAGCTCCTGCTTGGAAGAGCGGGATCGAGCCGGTGACGAAAATCTTCTGGAGATCTTCGAACTCGCCCGGGAGCTTTTGCGCGTCGATGCGCATCTTGGCGATCTGCTCCTGCGCCATGGTGATCCCGGCGGGGACGTTCGCGGCGAGACCGTTGACGCTGAAGATCGTCCCGATGCTGATCGCGGCCTTCTCGGCCTCGGAGTTCAGCGAGGTGACGCCGTAAGTGAGCGCGCCCATGGTGGCGACGCCCGCGCCGAGCGCAGCGGCGATGCCGATCCCGGCCATCTTCCGGCCCAGGCCATCGATCACGCTCGCGAACTTGCCGACGCCCGCGCTGAGGTCGTCCCAGCCGTCGCCGACCTTCTTTAGTTCGACTTCAACGCTGTATTTCGCATTTGCGTCAGACATGGCTCATCCCCCCGGTACCGAGTAAGTGGGGTTCACAGCCTGCCCGATGAGCCCATAGCGAAAGACGGACTGGGCGCCCGATGGAACGGTGATGGCGGGCTCTGCGCCAGTGACCGCGCCGAATTCGTCGACTGCCGCAATCAGCGCGCCATCGACGTCGGTCACGCTCACCGCGGTGCAGGCGAGGATCCGCTTGTCGGCACCGGCGATCACGGCGCCGATGGCGTTCAGCGTCCAAGTGTAGAAGTCCGGGCGCTCGTCGAAATACCGCACGAGCGCGGTCTTCACGTTCTCGGTGATATCGGATTGCGCGGTGTCGTACTTGCTACTTCGCAGCAGGATTTTCGGCGCGACGACGACGCCCAGGTTGTTGAGGAACCCGACGTTGACTCGGCACCCCCAGCCAATCCAGGGGCGCTCGCGGAGGGCCTGCAGCTGAGCCTGACGAAAGGCGAGCGACGTCGCCCACGACTCGTCGGAAAGGAACAGCGTTCCGATCGCGAGAATGGTGTCGTCTACATACACCGCGCGTCGGACGCTCGGGCTCGTGAGAGAGCCAGCGATGGCAGCGCGCGACGTGGGGCCGTTTGAGCCGACGGCCATGGCTCGAGCGAGCGCACGCACCTGATCATCGACAACGCCCAGTGTGCCACCTGCAGACTCCAGCGCGGTGACGGTGAACTTGTCGAAGAGCGAACTGCTGACAGTGGCGCCCTGCGCCGCGATACCGACGTAATACGGGATGTTCGCGTGCGGCCCTTCTCGAGTCGCGCGCACCGGGATGAAAACCGTCTGCTGGTGAGTAAACGTCCCGTCCCCGACCGGAGCAGGGGCTAGGTTGTCGTCTGTCCCGCAGACAGCGGCTTCGGTGGTCTCGTACTCGGCATCTTGCGAGGGGACAGTCCCGGTCGGTGAGCCCTGGCGCTTGATCTTGGTGCCAGCTGGAATCACACCGAATGCGAAGTTTCCCGTGAGTGGCGTCGCGGAGCCAAGCACGACGGTCCGTCGAAGCGTGACGTGACCGACGGCCTTCTGCGGGTCGGGCGGGAGGTCCGCGAAATACTCGCTCTTGGCGAGGTCTCGAAGCTCCTGTCCGCCGCAGCGATCGAGCCGCGTCGCCATGACCTCTTTCACGAGGCGCGCGCGAACGATCTCTGCTTGGCCCTGCCAGCCGCGGAGAACATCACCGAAGCGTCCCCCGGTTTCGCCACTCTGGGCGTAGCGTTCGCGAGCGACGCGGCGACCACCGGTCAAATCGCCGAGCAGGGCGACCACGGCCGGACCCAAAAGATCGCTCATGCGCGGGATCTGGTCCACGTGCTATCCTGTCACCTGGCAGTAAACAAAACTAGTTCGGCCCCGCGACACTGCGATATGTCCGGGGCCCGACCCAAAGGAATGGCGATTCCGATGAGTGACCCAACTGTACACGCTTTCGATTTGGCCGGACCGCATTCGCGAGAGGCTCTCGTCGTGCGCTTCTGGAAGAAGGTCGACAAGGACGGTCCTATTCCAGCACACCGACCAGAACTGGGGGCTTGCTGGGTTTGGCGCTCCAAGCATCGATACGCGACCATTAGCCTCCGAAATAGGACTGAACTTGCGCACCGCGTCGCTTGGCTTTTGGAATATGGGCGCTGGCCGATCGGGTGCGCCCTGCATAAATGCGACGGAGGGATGGTTGGATGCGTTCGCGTCGATCACCTTTTCGAGGGTACTAACGCTCAAAATACCGCGGACATGATCGCGAAGGGGCGCTCTGGGGGGGGCGGACCGCTCGGCGAGCGATCCGGTGCTTCCAAGCTCACAGAAGAATCCGTTCGCGAGATTCGCATGGAGATTGCGCGCGGAGAGAGTCAGCGCGCGCTCGCCAAGCGCTTCGGGGTAAGTCCGCCCCAGATTAGCTACATCAAGAACGGGCTTACTTGGAAACATGTGCCTCTCTAGTCGACTTCGACTACCTGTGACCCCGGGCGCTCTAGCGGTTCGACCTCGCGCTCGAGCCATTGGCCGAGGCACTCCGCAAAGATGATCTTTTCGTCGTGAGTGAGCGGCCGATCGACGCCCCGCAGCTTGTGGATGTCCTGGTTGCCGTACCTGGCCAGGAACGAATCGAGCATCCAGCGCTCGTGCTCCTGCTGCCAGTACGCGGCACTTAGACCCCTGAAGCCACGGGGATCGCTTTTCCCGACAGCATCTCGATCTGAAAGATCGGGATCTCGTGATACTTCGCGTACTCGCTTTCGAGCACCGCCGTGTCTTTGGCCGTGAACAACGTTGACCAGGAAAGCGCGCCGCCTGGCGTCATGAGATCCACCGAGGTGACCCGCTTCCAGTCCTTCTTGTGGTCGAGCTTGCTCGGGTCGTCTGTCGGCTCCGAAACCTCGTAGACCATCGAATAGAGGTAATGCTGGCGCGATAGCAGATAGAGCTCGCGCCCCGTCGCTTCCTTGCCGGCAATCGTAGCGGCTTCATTGCTGATCCGATGCAGAGCGTCAGCGCTCAGCACGCGAAAGCGCACCACCCGGTTCGACATGCCCGGGATCGCAAGCGAGCGCGGCTGGGCGCCTTCTTTCGGTTTCCCCTTCTCGTCGAGTTCGGGCGGCAGCGAGATCTTCGATGCCAGGTGCAGTTGCAGACGTTGCTCTTCCATCGGTGTTTCCTCTCCACTTTTTCAGATACAAAAAAGCGGCGCGGAGCGAACCCCGCGCCACGCGAATCAGACCGTCGGCAGGTCGTCGAAGTATTGGCAGCGACCCGGGATCGCGAGCTTGTTGCGCTCCTTGCGGCCGCCATAGCCGAACTTCCACTTGCCGAGCACGTAGCCGCGGCATTGGAACGCGGCGACGGTGCCGTCGTTCGGGAAGATTAGAATGCCGACCGAGCTGCCCTTCGGGAGCGTGCGGGCGTCTTTGGCCTTTTGCTCCTTGATGAAGGCTTTGATCTGGTCGGTTTTCTGCTGCATCGCATTGAAAACCACGTCGTAGTGCGTCGTGACGAAGTCGAGCCGGTCGCGATCTTCGCCGCACACGGGGTCGGCGATCTCTTCGCCCTCGCGAGTCACCTCGAAGTCGACGTGGTCGACGATGAGCTTGTCCTCGAGGAACGAGAAGATGAGTTTCGCGTCCTTGCCCTTCCAGAAGGGAATTTCACCAGCCATGTTCGTCTAATCCTTCCAGGTGCCAGGTTTCAGCTGGCGGTGATCGTCACGTTTTCGCCGAACTGCATGCTGAGGAAGATGCGCTCCATGCCGGCGCTGGTCTTCACGTTCAGCGGAACGGTGAAGTCCCCGTTGTCGAGGTCGGACTGCGGATTGGCTGCGCTCAGGCTGCCGATCGAGTAGTCGAGGACGTGGGGGAGGTTGTTCGGGTCGTTGCTCGCGGCGCCCTTCAGCCCTTCCATGAAGGCAACGATGGCCTGCACGATGGTTTGCTGATTGAGCGGGACGTTCGGGGCATCGACTGAGCTCCGCAGCGAGCGGGTGACGCTCGTCGCAATGTAGTCGCCGATCCGAGTGCGAGTGATGCGCTTCTTGGTCGGATCTGCCGGGGCAACGGTGAGCACGCCAGCCTCGAACGTGTAGCCGCCGGTGCTCTCCTTGTTCAGAGCGCAGATGCCGTTCACAGTGAGCGTGCCCACGGCCTGCCCGCGAGGGGTCTCGAGGCGGTTGATGCCGGCCAGCATTGCTACGCGCGAAGAGTCCTTCCACGCGGGCGACGTCGAAGGCGAGCTCTGCGCCATGACGGACGCGAGCCAAGACGCGGGAGGCACCAGGCGCTCCGTGCCGTCCGTGTCGTCGAAGATGAAGGTCCAGCAATCCGCCCACGCCACGCGCGAAGACCGGTTATTGGAGGCCGCCGCGACTACGCTCGACACCGAAAGGCCCGAGTCACCGTTCAGGACGGCGATGCGGTCACCCATCAGGATGGCGTGCGCTTGGAGAGCGGCATTGACCGCCACACGTGAGCTGTTGCCGGGGTCGTCCGAGAATACCGACCGGATTTCGAGGTCGTTTTCGAAGAGGGCGATCCCGAAGTCGCCGGCGCCGGGCGTGCCCGTGTAACGCGCAGAGTTGATGGTACCATCACTGCCGCCGCTCATCGCATAGGTCCCATTCGTGGGACGCCCCGAGGTGAGCTTCGCGATCGGGCCAGCGAGGCGAGGGCCGACCGAGATCGGCTGCGACTCGATCCCCGAGCCCGAGTAGTTCATGTTCTGGAAGATGTCGCTCGTGGTGCCGCTCGTCCCGGCCACCTGCACTTCGAGGTTGAAGTGGGTCGGGTCGCCGTCGGAGGCGTCGGTCACGATGCAATTGATCGAATTGCCAGCGGCGCCCTTGTAGAGGCCCGGAACCGTGCAAATGCCGGTCACGCCCTGGAGCAGGGTCGCAGAGGCGATAGCTGCGGCCGAGCCGAGCACGCGCACAAAACGCAGGTCAGGCCAGCCCTTGTGGAGCGTGGCGAGCCAGCCGGAGCCGATGCGTGACATACCGGGTGGAGCGAGCGTCAAGCCGCGGTCGCCCGCGTCCGTGGGCTCGATCACGACGCCGTCAGGACCCCACGGGAACTGGCCGGCGAGGCCCACGACGCCGGTACCGGTGGCCTGGATCGATGCAGGAGGCACGCGCTCTTCCGCGTAAACGGCGTGGCGAGTAGCGGCGGAACGGCTGGTGATAAAAACGCCCATGGTCGTGGTTCCTTCAGGAGGTGCCCGAAGCGGCAAACTCGCCGTTCTTGGGGGTCAGCGTGAAAACGAGGTCCGGCGCCGCGAGGCTGTCGCTGCTGAGCGCCATCTTGATGAGCACGCGCGCGAGCTTCGGAGTCGCGGCCTGCACGGTGAGGTCGACATCGACGAAGCCCGACCACGTGGCGCGGTATTCGCGAACGCGCGCTTGAGTCGACGTGTCTTGCTTGTTCGGTCCGTCGAACGTGAAGTCCGCGAAGCCCCGAAAACCGCCAATCGACGGATCCATCGCGAGCAAGACGCCATCGCGCGTCGGGTTGCCGTTGGCGACGCCGAGCGTGAACCGCTCGCCCGCGTTCAAAAAGTCATCGAGAAGCGCGCAGAGCTCGTCGCGTTGCGTGCTGTAGCGCGACCAAACGTCGAGCTGGAGCGGCTGGCGACAGCTCTTGACGCGGAAGGTGTAGAGACCCGTGATGCCGTCCGGCAGATCGCTGTGACGGATGTCCTCGCCCTGCAGCCAAAGGTCTTGGCGCGCGCCGGCGGGAATGATGGAGACGCCGCGGCGAGGCAGTGTGGAGTCGGGCTCCGGCCAGCGGTCATAGACCACGCACTTTTCCCCGACGTCCGCTTGCGGGTCGGGGTTGGCGGCGAAATAGGCGTCAAACTGCGCTTGCAGGTAGACCTGCAGCACCGTTTGCGCCGACTGTTCCAGGCTTACGCGCATAACGCCCCCGAACCGGCGAATTGTGCCAGGTGACAGGTTACGCGCGCAGCGCCGCCTTGACCTCGAGGCCGATGAATCGGACCGTGGCCGGGATGGTGCCCCGCATGAACCAGGTGGGCTGAACACCCTCCCGAGAAATCTTGGTCGCGATGGCCCACGCGATGCTCACCGCCGGATCCTGCGATCCGGCGCTTGAGCCCATGCCGACGAAGCCGCGAAGCCTCACCCAGGCAATCAGAGGCTCGATGGGTGGCCAATGCGGACGGGCGCCCTGCTCCACGTAAATGGCGTAAGGCGCATCCACGACAACCCGCAGCCCCACGGCGTGAATCGACTCCCGAAGGAAGCCCGAGGCGCTCGGAGCGCGCTCCCGCGCCTGGTCGGCTGCCCGCTGAGCGCCTCGGTCGAGCGCACCGTCGAGCCGGTTCGTGAGCGCCTTCATGTCGGCTTTGAACTTCTGCGCGAAGTCCCGGCCGTTGCGAAAGGTTCCGCCCGCTCCCATGGTTCACCCTCTGGCTCATGGTGAGAGCCTCGTGTTCTTGAGGATCATCGACCACTCGGTCGGGTCGGAGCTGTCGAGGGTCACCAGCGTGAACGTGCCGGTGAGGTCGCCGTCGAGCAGATAGAGGATCTCGGTGTCGTTGCAGGGCTTGGGAAGGATGTTCGTCGGGTCGAGCTGCGCGACCGAAAAACCGCCGCCGCCGTGCGAGACGTAGGGTGGCGAAATGCCTTCGACGATGGCGTCGAACTCGCTGTATCGGCCGCCACTCGAGGCGATTTCGCGCCCGTTCGGTTGCCGTACGGGAAAGCGCTTCGGGAGCACTAGGTCGGTGTCCGTGTGCGGCTCGACACCGAGGCGCCCCGTGTACACACGCGTTCGAATCGTCACGCGCGTGGTGACGGCCCATTCGGTGCACTTCCGCGCCTGATCGGCGCAGCCGCGAATCGAGTCGAGGCACGACGAAATGCCGAGCTTCACCGCTCCGCGCGCTTGCGCGGTGGGCGGCGTGACGCTCGCGGCAATCGTTCCGGTGTTCAATAGGCCCTCCGCCCGTTTTCGAGCTGCGGCATATCGAAGTTGGCAGGCGGCGCGGCGCTGTAGACATCGCGAAGCGGCCCGTTCAGCGAAAGCATGAACGCCAGCCGCGCGACCTGGCGACGCCCCTGCATCGCCACCGCCATCTGTCCACGAACGGGATCGATGATGATTTTGCCCGTCTGCGCCGTGCCCAGACAGTCGATCTCGTCGAGCTTGGCGTCGACCGCCTGAAGCTTAACGATGATCGACTTGATCTCGAGCTCTGTCGAGTTGTCCGGGCGCGTCCCTCCTGGGTCCGTCACGGCCTGAACTGCCGTGATCGCGTTCTCGAGCAGCGGCTCAGCCTGAAGATAGATCGCAGCAAAGCCGAGGTATTTTCGGATTTGCACGCGGTCTGCTTCGGTGAATGCCATCGGGAGCTTTAAACGAGAGCTGGGCTACTTCGCGGAAAAGGGAGGGGGTCCAAACCGCGTTTCACCCAGCCCGCGAACCTTTATTTGCCGTCTTTGCCGGCCGCTTCGTCGGCGGCTTTCTTCTGCTCGGCCTTGGAGAGAGGCTTGTCCTGTTCCGAGATCTTCTGTTCGGCCTTCAGCTGATTGGCCGCGGCGATGAGCAGCGCTTCGTCGGCGGCTTTCTTCTGCTCGAGCATCGCTTGAGCTTCGGCCACGGCGGTCTTGCGATCTTCTTCGGCGGAATCGAGGCCGGCCGCGAGAGGCAGGTGCTCGGTCTCTTCGTCGCCAGCGGCGATGTAGCGCTTGAGGCGCATCCCTTGGCCACCGACGATCACGCCGTCACGGACATGGTGAATGCCCATATCGAGCTCGACCGGGAGGCGCGTGAATACCAAGCGGCCGTTTTTATCGACGACGTGAGGGGACTTCGGGCCGACTTCCGCGGGCGGCATCACGGTGCCCGCTTGGGGGATCGTGATGCGTAGGCGCTTGTCGGCCTTCTTTTCCTCGGCGTTCGCGTTGATGCAGAGATCCAGTTTGACTGGGTCTTTGGTGGGGTTCACCCACGCGCTGGTCTCGTAGCTAAAGTTCATCGAACTATCCCTTTCCTTTTTTCGTGACGTGTCGGACCCCGACGACTCGGATTAGGAGTCGGTCAGGCGAATGTGGAAGCCAGCGAGCGCGCCAGCCGTGTGCGCGTTGATCGCGGTCTTGGCGGCGTTCAAGAACGTGTTGAGCGACGTCTGGTCGGTCGGCGTGGCCGTGAGCAGCGTGTTCGTCGCGTCCGCGTTGTAGTGGACGGTCGTGCTCGCGATGTGCGTCGCGTGGGTGGCCTTGAGCAACGTCATCGCCGTGATCGACGTGGCCAGGTCGACGCAAGCGCCCTGCGCCGGAAGCGAGGTCGCGTCCGCTACCTTGTGAGCATCGGTGTCCGCGAAGTGCTGAATGTAGAAGCCGATGATGGCGTTGCCGAGCACCAGCGACGTCGGCAAATCCGACGCATTCGCGGCAGTGACCGCGAGCGCCGACACCGTGGGAGGGTCGGTGTTGAGGTTCGACAGCTGCGCGGCGCAAGCGTGGACGTTCGAGCCCACCGCCGCGACGCGGAGTCGATTGATCTCGACCGCGATTGCGGCCACCGCGCGGGTGATCGCGTTCTTCTGAATCTTCATTGCCATGAGCCGGTCTCCTGCAAAAACGTGGAACTAGAGCGGGGAAACGGGGCCTATCTCGCCGGCAAAGATGCCAGGTGACAGGCCCCGGACGGGCTCAGGTCTCGTCGATGTCCAACACCTGCGCGAAGGCGTTCGGCTTCGTCACCACGAGTTGGATCGTGGTGTAGAGCATCGCCTTGTACGAGCTGCCGGTCTTGCCGAGCAGTTCGATGCGGTAGGGGATGGTCGTCGCGGTCAGGGTGTCGGGCGCGTTCGCCTTGCCGACGAGCGTCCGCATTTCGGAGTACACGGCGTCTTTGGTCTGACCCGCGCGCGGCAAGAACTTCATCTTGACGTAGTTCGCGTTGATCATGATCAACTTGCCCGCCGGGCAGTCCTTGTCGCGGATGAGCGGGATCCCCTTGTAGAACAACGAGGTCGCGCCAGCCGAGAACGTGAGGGGCCCGCGGCCGTCGGTCGCCAAGCGCTGCACGTTCGTGAACAGCGTCTCGTACTTCCGGAAAACACCCGGCGAGCACAAGATGTGCGTCGGGGGCTCGCCGCAATTGACGAACACGTTCTGTTCGGCAGTCGCCATGAGCGCCAAGGTGAGCGCGCGGGGCGTGCCACCATTCGCGAGCACGGAGCCCACGAAGTCGGCGTAGGTGCTGCGGCTCAGGCCAGCGTAGGTGCCGGTCGCATCCGTCGCGCCGCCGAATAGGCCGACGAGATTGGGTTGCGAGGAACCGGTGCTGGTCCCGTTGCCGAGGTAGATGTCCTTGTTGATCTTCGAGATCAGCGCCGCGGCCTTGGCCATCGCGCGTTCGTCGAAGAGGTCCACGAGCTGCTCGGCAGTGATGCCGCCGCTCGATGCAGCGGCGTCGAGCGCGCGCTGGGTGATGTTGAAGCCGGTGCGATAGTCGGCCCAGCCGAGCTTCGCTGCGTCGTTGAGATCCGACTGCATTTCCGCCGCCTGAAGGTCGGAGCCTTCAGCGACAGTGTCCGGAACGGTCGAGTTTGCTGACTCGATGTCCCAAGCAGCGTTGGGGCCAGCGCCGGCCTGCGCCTCGATGAGGTTCGCAGCGACCGCTTGGCGGTTCCACAGAGTATAGAGCTTCGGCGAGAGCCGCTGCCCGAGGGCATTGGTCACCGCAGACAGTGATTCGAGAGCCATGGGTCATTTCCCCGGCCCGGGATGGTTGGGTTTCCGTTAGCTGACCGGGATGCCGAACACGCTCGCAAGCCCCTGACCCAATTCGGTCGTGGAAGGCTGCTTGCCGTTGTTCACGCTTCCGTTCACTTGCGAGCCATTACGTCCCGTCCCGCGTTCTCCCGAGCCGACTGCGCCTCGGGGCGGTGCGTAAAGCTTGCCCTCGTCAGACGAAACCCACGACTGGAGACCGGTGGCGATGTCGACGATGTCCCCGCTCTCGTCCTTGAACGTGAGCGCTTCGCTATCGTCGCCTTCCCAATTCACCCGCTTGTGCGCATCGATCAGCACCGCCACTGCATTGCTGGCGCGGAGCCCTTCGATGCCGTGCTTGCTGAGTGCAACCGTGAGCTTCTCTCGAAGCTTCGACGCTTTCACCTGGGCAGCAGCGGCCTTCTCGGCGGCTTCGCGATCTTGGCTTTGCTTGGTGAGCTGCTCGACCTGCTTACGCAGACCTTTGACGATCGGATCGTCTTCGGCGAGCTTACGCGGTTCGCCGCCAGCGGGGGGCTCGACGGGCTTGGTTTCAGCGAGCTTTTCGCCCACCGCCGCCAACACCGACTCGCTCACCTTGGAGGCAAGGGTCGCACCGAACTCTTCGAGGCTTTTCGCCTGCTTCTTCTCGAAGTCCTTGAGGCGCGCGCCCATCGCCTTGGAGACGATGTCGTTCACTGCCTTCGTTTGGTCTTCGGTCAAGCCTCCGGATGCTTGACTATCCCGTGAACCGTTCGGTGGTTCGGACCCATGGCCGTTAGAATTGCTGTCGTTATCCGACATCGTGAAACCCTCCTGTCAGGTGACAGTTTTCCGATGGCACGCAGCGAACTTGGCGAACAGCGCCCTGTTTCACAACGCGGGGCAGCTGACAGGGCCGGAAACGCCGCTCAGAACACGAGGCGCGGCGCGCGAGACCGGGGGCGGTTGGGGAAGTAGCCGCGCCGATCTGAAAGCCGCCCAGCGAGCACGGTCGGGCTATGGCTCGCCAACGCCTCGCCCATGAACGCCTGCGCGTGGCGCCGCCCTTCCCCGATGTCGAGCGTCGCCCCCTTCATGTAGTCGGCCACGTCTGCCTTGAGCGCGGCGTAATCGAGCTCGACTCCGGGAAGGTTCTTGGCTGCGGCCTCGGGAACGTAAAGCGCGACCGGCTCGCACCGACAACGCACGTGCAGCGGCGGGCGGCCTGCGTCCGGGTACTCGGTCCCGACCGGTACGAGTGTCCCGTCGAGCTCCAGGCATCGCGGACAGGTCCGTCGGTCGAGGATGGCGGACCAAACGTCGAAAAGCCCGTTGCTCCAATTCGCGCCGGTGGCGTTTGCCGCGTCCTGTGCCGCGAGCTCATCGGCGATTTCCTTCCACGTGAGCGCGTGCTGGTCAGCGTAGGCGTCGACCGCTTGCGTCACGGCCTGCGATTCGACCAGCGACTCGAGCCCGCCCGAACCTGCCGCCTGGAACGAGCGAATCAGGCCATCGACCCCGCCGCCCGAGCGCTTCCACTGCACGTAGCTCCCG